CGGGGTGGATGCAGAAGCCGGTTCGACGGCTTCGGTTTTTTTCAGTGCCAGACGACCGGCGCTGAGCAAGGCATTGGCCTCGACGTCGAGCAGATCGAGTTCCTGGCCGGTGGTCGACCAATGCCCGCCTCCGGTGGGGAATGGGAGGAGCACGGTGTAGGTTTGGCGTGGTGCCATTTGGGTTTCTCCGGATATGAAAAAGCCCCTTTGAGGAAGGGGCTGTTGGGTTTTGGATGGGTAAGAAAACGCCCCGTCGGTGCGGGGCGTTTATTGGTGTTGCATAGCCAGCCAATCGGGCGCTGGCGGCCGATGGTCTATCAGCGGAAACTCGCCGGCCTGCGGCCAATTACGCAAGTCACGGCGGTAAGTTTGCAGCGCCCCGTATTGATTGGCGGTCAGCGTAGTTACAGCGCCTTCCTCCAATTCGTCGCGGTGGCGCGTAACCATTTGATCCGTAGCTAACAGTTCACCATCGCGCCATACACGCTCTTGCTGCACTAGCTGAGCAAAGGTGGGCAACGGCGGGTCAATTAGCACCGGAAAGCCATCATCATCCCACGCAATAACCTTACCTTTCGACTGACCTGCCAGCAGCTCAGCATGTTTCTCACCAGAGACTTCAACCACATCATCAGGCATCGACACGTGGATCGCTGCATCGTAGAAACCGCGAGTTGTTTTTGAAGCGAACATAGATTGCTCCTTAGTAACCAATAGCCATGTACTTCCAGTTAGCAGCAATAGATCCTGAGTTTCTTACGTGAGTAACTCGTGCCGAAGTGCTGTCGCCGGAGAAGAACTCGGAAATAAATGGGGAGTTAGATGTATTGAGCTCAATCGTGCGAGACCCTGTGACACATAAAACTCCGTTCGGAAAAGCAATCGGGTATGACACAGCGGTCGATGTAACAGTGGTGGTACAGGTTGCACTCATCATGCCCCACTGAATAATCAGGCCGCTTGGTAGCTTCTGATACCCATTAGCTGTCAACGCACCTCCAAAAACCGAGGCGTATTTAAGAGCCATAGCCCCACCACGCAAACGCCACGTCCCTGACACTTTCACGAACTCGGCGTTATCCCCCGTACCCAGAACGACCGTAGTCACTGCCATGAGCGGGGAAGCCAAAACGTCAGTGCCGGCCGCCAGGACAGTAACGCCAGGAGCCCCAGCGTTCATTACCTCGACCGTAGCGCCCTCAGCCACCCCGGTGGTCGGAGGCAACGTAATGTTGATCGGCGTAGCGGATGAGACGGATACAACGCCGCCTATGTACGACGCCCCGAGTGTGGTACTGACCGTAAGCGGGACAAAAACCGAATACTCGACACCCATCCGTTTTGCGAAGGCAGTACTTGCCAACCTCAGAGAGCTATCGAACTGGGGTGGTGTCGGCGCCGTTGGATTGCCCCCAAAGGCTGGCGACAACAAACGGGCATACCCTGCCGTAATGTCTTGGAACATCAGCGACGTCGTTCCCAATACGATCGAGCCATCAGTAATGAGCTGCCAGATCGTATCGGCAAGCGTAGCCCCAGTTTCCACGGAAACAATAAGCGCCGAGGTGACATCGGCATTGGAGTCAGCATCCTTAGCCCGAATCCAAGCACCGTTCGCAGCCACGTAGATCCCGTTGTCTTTCGCCAACGTCTGGGATTTAACAAGCACACGATCCCCAGCCACCACGGCAACACCGTCGACTGTCTGCGCGCCGTTCAGCACGATGTTTGCCGTCGTGGCCACCCGCACCGACTGTTTCCTGTCGAGCTTGGCGAGTTCATCAGCGACGTAACCTGCAACCCAAGCCCGCGTCGCCTTGACCACCGTATCGTCAATCAACAACGTCACCAGCTCGGCATTACTCGTCTCGAATATCGACCGAATATAAAACTCTTTCCCCGAGCCCGAAGTCGCCAACACCGGCTTGAACGACTCCGGATATTTGACAATCGCATACAGAATCCCGGTATCGGTCCATATCCCGGCCTCACGCACATACCAACCGCCCACGTCGGACGGAATGGTGACTTCGGCCAGCAACCAACTCGGATTTTTCTCATCCTGGAACAGCGCATTGAGCGGCCCGCGCCAGACTTCGCGCTTGAGTGCAGTAGCGGTGGCCGCCGGGTTGTAGACGGCGCCGCCGCCGTCACCGACGGATATCTGTGACAGCTTGATCGGTGTGCCCGCCGCCTTGCAGGCAGTTTCGTAGGCGATCCCCGCATCGGTGAGCAGGGTGTAGTAATCGGCCATTTAGGACCCCTGTGGATAAATAGTGGAGGTTTCGACGGTGTAGAGCGCGGCGGCCAAGAAGGCCTGGCCCGAGGCTTCGAGGCCTTCGATGACGATCGGATAAACCGTGGTCAGCTCACCGCAGAGCGTGGCAGCGCTGATGACGTGACGGCCGAAGGCACTCAAGCCGACGGAAACTGTCAAGGTGTCGCGCTCGCTTTTTGCGTCGGCCAAGCGACGATCGAGACGCGCGTCGATGGTTTCGCTGTAGGGCCGCTCAGTGAACGCCCTGACGGAAAAGCTGTAGGGCGGGCCAGGTGGCGTTTGCTCGTACCAGGCCCGGATCTCCGGTCTCAGTTGCAAACCCTTGGCGGCGTTTTCCAGCGCCGTTCGCGTCCCGGCTTGTCGCGCGGTAGGCCAAGCGAGCTCTACCGTCAGGCGTTTTTCCGCCTCGACCGCCTCGGAACTCCACTCCTTGACCCCACGATCCGCCGCCAGATACGGCAGGAATGCCAAAGGTGTTTCCTGCGGATTCATCAACTCCGGAAACGGCGGATCGATGCGTTCGAGCAACCGGGCAAAGCCAAGATCCAGCGCCCGCTCCAGCGGTGAACTGTTGACCGGCAGCAGACTCGGGCGAAGTGTGTCGTCACTCATAACGTGTCCACCTCGACCTCGACGCCCGTGCAGTACGGCGCCTGGAAAGCCGTGGTCACAATCGGTGCGAGCGGTTCGAGAATCTGTAGCTGAACCGCGCCGGCGCTGTGCAGTGTGTAGTCGATCCAGCTCGGATCCACTCGACCTTCCAGGCGATGGCAGGCCTCGGCGTATTCCTGCAATTGTTGCTGTGCGGCAGCTTTGGTCAGGCCCGAGTCAGGCCCGGGATTGATCTTCGCCACGACGCGGATTTTGTAAGGTTTGATTTGCGCGGCCTGCACGATGACCAAGTCCGTCTCGGGTCGTACGTCCGGCCGGGCGAAGTGCTCGCGGACGCCGTCGAGCAGCGCTTCGGACGGCGTTCCGTCGCCGTCGCGGGACAGCACCGTGACCGTGACTTCGCCGGGTGCGGTACGGCGTCCGTTGCCGTCCTTGATCCGGGCGGCGTAGCTGTCCGGGGCGAAGGTGTAGGTGACCGTCACCACACCCGCCGAGGCATTTTCGACCTTCACCACAGGACGTTGCCCCAAGGTAAAAATCTCCCGCCGATACTGCATGCGCGAGCCAGCCGCCGGGGCGTGGGGCGCCAAGTAGTAGCGCAACCGTGCATCGTCATCGCTCTCGTAGACCGGGGGAACGGGCGGGAATGCCGCAGGGTCACCCGGGTCGAGCAACTGGCGCTCAAGGCCCATGTCCGCGAGGCGTGCGTCGAGGTTGGTGCCGGTGGCCCACCACGCCAGCATCTGCTTGATACGAGCGTTGTATTTGCGTTCGTGGGTTTGCAGCCGGACACAGAACGCCTCGAGGGCCAGGGTCAGCAATTCGCTTTCGTTTTCCAGGCTGTCCACCAACTTGGCGGCACTTGCGGGAGAGCGTGCGGCGACGTACTCGACCACGAAGGTCTTGAATTCTGCGAGCAAGTCCTCGAACGCTTCGACGGTGACGATGGCCGGTTCGGCCAGTTGGTTCTGGCCAGGTATCAGCATGCTCATGTCACCACCTCGAAAGTCTGTTTGCGGTTTTTCCAGGTGCCGGCGAAACGCAGCAGCAACCCGGCACCGTGCCGGCTGGCGACGATGACCTCAGGGTTGAAGTCATCGATGCCGTTGTGGGGGTTGTAGAACGCTTGGGCCGCGTGGCTCTGGGCGAGGATCAGCAGGTCGTCGCCGAGGTTCTGTCCGAGCAACTCGGTCAATGCGCAGC